TGCCGCGGAAAACCATTTTTTTACGGTGAACCGATTCATCCCTACCCACATTACAGCTTGCATGGCAACATCGCCTTCCCCACGCGCTTCACCAATGGCTGTACGCGCCATAATTTCCTGATCGAAGGTAGTCATGGATGTGTCCTAAAAGTGGTGTCGTGCATATCATCAACTTTTTGCTCAATACGAGCAAGTATAGCCGGTACATCTTTGTAATCAGCTTCGAGTTTATCAATGCGCGCACTTTGAGCCATGACACCGTTCCATGTCACCCCCGCGAGGAAAACTACCCCGCAAAGATGAAATATCCACGCATATTTAGCCCAGATTTTTGGCGTCATAATTAATGTCCTATCGCGAACCACATAGCCGTCTGTGTCAATCCCCCATCAGAATTGTAAACTGACAAGCCAGAGGCGCTATAGGCTGCGACCTGTAATTCATATGAAGCAGCGTCGCCACCCGATACATATGATGATACGCCTACCCAATCACATGAAGTGGGGAATGCGGTAGCAAAGGTTGCAGCAGTAGTTTGGTGTGCCGTGAGAACAGTGTTTCCCCATTTAAAAATTGTGCCACCTGGTAATGTAACAGAACCAGTGGTTCCGTTGGTGGTTGCGGGATTAGCGAATGCAGTAGTCGCCAGTTGGGTAGTGGCTGTCCCTACTGACGCTGTAGGAGCTGCGGGAGTGCCTGTAAATGTCGGGCTTGCAAGCGGTGCTAGCGATGTTCCTAAAATCCCGGAGTCTTGTATAGAATTTCCACCTGCGCCATTAAAAGTAGCTATATCGCCAGATACCGATGACCCCGGCCCCATAACAGTATTGCCTGCGGTGCTAGGATTCAGTAATTCATAAAAAGTACCGTCATAGTACCACATATATGAACTGCCGGTGATGATCTCCCCGCCAACTAACGCCGTTAATCCGGTAGAGACTTTTTTACGCATCGCCGTCGCGGCCCCGCCATCCACCGATAAAGTTGCAGCGCCGCTATTGCTAAAACCAGCAATGCCTGTAGCAATATTACCCTGCGTTAAAGAAAAATTTGAAGGAGAAGTGGAAGCTATTGTTTGGGCATTTGCAGAGCCGCCAGTCGTTCCACCGGTATAAATAACTGTACCGCCGAACTGCGAAGCCAGTGGGGTCGTAAGTCCTGTCAGCGAAGTAATATTTGTATTTATGCCGTTCGTCGCGGCATTCGCATTTACATCAGTGACAATAGTATTAAAATTACCCATTACCTGCGTAGCATCTGCTACAGAGCCATTCGTAAGATTGTAGGGGATCGAAGGCACAACCTGAGCAGCAGCAGGCTGAATTAAGAATGTAGCGCAGACTAGATATGTAAGTAAGCGAGATAAAATTTTCATAAATACACTCCTAATTCAAAAAGTAGTTTAGTCGTTTATATGCTAAATGCAAAGAACCAATTTTAAAACCGAGCGAGGAAATCCCGCTCCCAAGGACACTTAGCCGGTTAAAAACTATTGTATCGTTCCATGGGATAGTGCGCGCGGTTAACCCAGTAGCGCTTGGTCCCCAATCTGCCGCGTCCCACACGAAGCTGCCCCATACCGCCGCCCCTGTAGTAGCGGCGATACTACCAGTGCCTAATGCAGTAGCACTTTCGTTCTGCGCAACAAAATTATAAGTCTCGCCTTCAGCCGGCACCGCCAAATCAATAGTGGCTCTATCCGAACAATTTGCATAAATATTTTCTAAATCCGTCATTGGACAAGTTTCATACGTCCATGACAGCTGTACGCCGTTTTCTACAAAAGTATTGCCTAGCCCTGCATAATCCTGCACCACGAAGGAATTCCACAACTGCCCAGGTAAAATATTTGAAGCCAGTATAAATTGGTTGCCTAAAGCTACCGCTAAATCATATTGAAACGTATGCGGCCCAGTCCATGAACGGCGAAGCAGATTATACCAATAATCTTGGTAAGGGCTGCCTACAGCATCGCCATTTTGTACGCAGATGCGGTAAGTGTTTGTGTTATATGCCGCAGCTACGCGCGACGGAACTACTGCGTTGATAAATGGCACAGCAAGGTCACCGTCAGGCTCTGACATACTACCGAAAAAATTTATCACCCTCGCACCATCGCTGGCCATGAAACGGACTCCCTCTGGCGTGGACACGGCAGAACGGGGGGCTCCCGTGCCCACAGAGGAAGAAAGCTGATTAAGTGTAAGCGGCTGGCCTATGCCCGACGTATTGGCCGTAACATCGCCCGTGAGCAGGTGCGTTGTATTGAGTTTAAAAAGGATAAGTCCTTGAATAATGCCTTCCGAAGTGGTCCCCACCGGCAGCGGAGCAACACACGTTACAGACGTATAATCGCCAACGGACAAACTCTGATTTGAATTCGTCATATTTAACTCGAGGGTATCGGTGTAATACGCAAGATTCCCACACAGGAAATAAGTGCGGTTGTTGAATGTACCTGCGCCCTGCGGGACAGACGGCAATGCATTGGTCGTAGTATTCCCAGCATGCCATGCAGGCGCCGTGGGGGTAGTTACGTCAAACCAGCCAAAATATGCCCCGACACCCCCGGGAAACCCGACATGCGTAACAATGAAATCGACCCCGGTTAGCGTCATCTGCGGTGGGACCCACGCACCACTCGTAGCCTGAGAAGTTGGGCAATTTGCCACAGTTACGCCGGAAACGGGTACAAAAGCTTCGGTAGCAGTATTAAAAGCGAAAGGAACGTCTTTACCCGCAAATGCGCCGGTAAGAACCCCTACAAGCCCATAAATGACATTTCCGACCTCGGCAGCTACGGTAACGACGCCAATGCTGCTGCCCATCGCTGGGCCCCAATTTGCCTCTCCCCATAAAAATTTCCCCCAGATAGCCGGAGAATTAAAATTAAAAAGGGAGGTATTTGCTGGACGACATATAAAACAATTAGGCGTGGCCGGATCTTGAATCAAATTTTGCAGACTTGCCATTGCGCCGGACGGAGAATTATCCCCGTTAATCGTGTCGGATACCCCGCGCGGGCGGAAGCGAATAACTTGCTGCTTTCGTGTGCCCATAACGCATGCCCTAGAAACCTAGTTTTTTTGACGGAGGTAAGTTGCCGCGAGTGCGGAAAGCGTTCGGGTCGAGTTTAACCGTTTGCGCAAAGCCTAACTTGTCATCGTCCATAATCATGTACTTTCGCATTTTTTCTCTAGCGCGGCCCTCCCATGAATTCGTACGATCATCATCAACGAGGTCGCCTAATTTTACAGTTAAATCTTCAAGTAAAATAAGCTGGTTAGGAAACCACGGGATTACGGAACTTGTTTCAGGAGTCGTAATATCATTTGTTTGAGGGCGGTAACGTAGTGTCACAGCAAGCGGTGTTGCCGGAGGCGGGTAAAAATATATATTAGGGGCAACTTTCGGTGTTACACCGCCCGGCACTGTTGCCATGTCCGTAGCGAAACGCTCTGGGTAATTATCAATACCTTGCCCAGTAAACAACGCGTCGAAATCTTTAAGTTCCATCGGCTCTAAATAAAAAGGCTCTCCATTGACAAGATAAAACAAATCATACCAGCGGAGATAGTCAATCGGGAGTGGGTAAGGAAAAGGGATTGTAGGCTGCGGACCAATATTTATCGTCACCGTTTTGCGTATAACATCTTCGTCTACAGTCTGGGCGTAATTGGAAAGAATCAAATTAAGAAACTGCCCGGCTTGAGCCGATCGCCCCGGGCAGTTACAAATTTGGCAAGCTAGAGTTACGAGTTCTTGTGCAGTGTACAATTAACCCTCACTAATTTCTTCCTTCAGCTTAACAATCAGCGCCTCACCCTTTTCAATATCCGCCTGCGCGCGCATAATTTCTTCCTTCTTTGTCAAACGGTAATTTGTCGCTTGTGACCGCATGTTTTCAATCTGCGACTTGGTAGTCGTATGATTGGCACGTTCCCCGCCCGACAAACGCGAAAGCTCTTTTTCGATTTCCTTGTCGTATTCGGAAACCATGAGCTCCAGCGACTTCACCGTGCGCTTTGCCATGGAGACGGTATTCTCCACATCGCGGAGCACTACCATAGCCGATTGCCGATTGGTCGCTAAACGAAGTTTGTCAAGCTCCTCGTTCATCTCCTTAAGCGTCGCGTTGAGCGGCAGTGTGCCTGAAATAGTCACCTGCCGGCCGCTGCCGTAGTCCATCATGAGGTTAATCGCGTACCCAATGCTGGTGCCTCTCGTATCATCTTTATTCATAAAATTCCCCGATAATAAAATGGTTAATGCATCTGCAAGCCATTACGGGACAAGAGCTTTTGTTTTTCGGCTACCCACTCAGTTTTTTCGCCTAAACGAGCCGCTTCTTGACGCCAACCCCGATCCATCTGGTCTTTTAGAACCGCGATTACAGCTTTACGCTTTTTGTACTTCCTGCCGCTGTAATAACGGACGCCATCAAGGGTAACCCATTTCGGGTACGATGCAAGATTAAGTTCGATGGTGTCATTATCTTCGCCACTATCATCTTTGCCATTACGAAACATGGCTTCAGCTTGCAGCTTTTTCTTAGCAGCAGATTTGAAATCTTTCATTTTCGCAGCTTTAATCGCCACAGCGACTTCCTTTTTCGCTTCCGCTTCAAGCTTCTTTTTCTCAGCTTCTGTCAATTCGACGCCAATTTCATCATCGCCCGCGAGCAATGCGTCTAACCCGAAATCGTTATCTTCGACGCCGGTGCCGAAATCCACTTCCGGTTCACCTGCAACTTTATCTTTTTTAGCCATAATGATTCTCCCGTAAGAATTAAGGGGGCGAGCACCGCGCCCGCCCCTTATTGATTATCAGCCGAACGACGCGCTGAAATTCGATACTGCTTCTACGCGACCCATGAAATTATTATTCAGGATGATCGTGTTCCACATGCACTTCCAGCCCACCATATAGAGCTGATTCAACGGATCGACTTTTTCCGCTTTATCGAGGAAGTAAAACTTCATGTCGTCCAGCATTACCTGCCCGTATGCATCCTTGCCGAAGAAGAACGTCGGGAACACCGTAATGGTAGCCGCCGGGGCTGCCGGAGGTGTACGCGACACGCCGACGCCGGTAACTGTCACAACCGCGCCAGGTGCTAAGCCTACTGCCTGCCCAGCGAGAGGTCCGACTGTAGGCCCGGAGGGGCTTACGCCGAGATGCGCTGGAGTAGAAGCAGTATCCACATAAACTGCGTAGGTATACCCAGCAGTCGTTGGCAGCGTCACTGTGATCGAACCTGCCCCGGAACCTCCTACCGTAACGGCGCCGGAAGCGATGCCAATAGCCGTTTCATACCCGAGCTGAGTAAGGAACCCAGTAATCTGCACATAATACGTGCCGTTAGCAAGTGCGCCGCCAGTGGTGTTAGCCGTATAGGAGCCGTTCGTGGTGTTTGGAGTACCAGTCGGAGCTGCAACACCCACAAAATAAGGAATGGTGTTTGAGCTAACCCAACGCGTGCCGCCCCATTCGCCAATTTCGTCGTTATAAAGACGATTGATGTCGGAATTTGCCCAAGCCTGCGTAACAAGCGAAGATTCACGTAAATCCGCTTCCACTTCAGGGCGGCATACAACCACGTAATGCTTACGCCCCGCCGGGGACTTCGAAGCCATGGAAGGTTTTCCAGCGGTAATTTTCTGGTCTTCTTCCAGCTGGCCGAGATACTGCGGTGCACCGATGATCTTAAGCGCAGTAACCATGCGGTTTACTTCGTGGGAGTTCATTACGTCACCGGCAACCAGCGAAGCGCGAGCACCGCGACTGTTCACATAATTGATCTGCGTGCCTGCCATCAATGCGTTGCAGGTATTGCGTTCGAGCGTTTCCTGCGCATTCATAGCAATCAGGTCTTTCGCCGTCACAAAAAGCGGGTGTTCGATTGAGAAATCCGCAATATCGGTAACGGTGATTGTATCGCCCCACTGTTGCGCGGTAACATTAACCTGCGCCAATGGGATCGTTTCACCGATCGGCGGCACGCCTTCGGAAAGTGGAGCAATCGGCAAATTCGTACGATCATACCGCGAAGCCGTGTAGGTCAAACCCCGCTGTTTTGGCAAGCGAAGCATCTGTCCGAACTGATAAAGAACCAGCTGGCGTTGTACCAGAGGGAGCTTCTCTTTCTGAATAAAATTAGATACGTCAGCCGCGTAGGAAGAACTAAAATTCGTATTAGCCATGGTATATTCTCCTTAAGAATGTTGCCAAGAGGTTGAAAAGTTTTGCGAAGGAACTATGAACGGCCAGCCATTACCATCGACCATAATATAATCGCCGGGATTTATTACGAATCCGGTGCTATCGCGCTCGTCGGGGACAAATAATCGCCCGTTCTGCACCCACGCTTTTTTATTGATGACTGGATTAACTGTGTTTGACGGGGGCTTAATCAGCTCCATTAAATTCCCAAAATCTTGCGGGGACATGCCGCTAGGCTGCCACACTAATGCGCTAAGACTTGATGTAGTTTTTGTGCCTGCCGTAAGTAAAGCCATATCCCCTCCGCATAATGCAGAGGGGTTTTATGCCTCTGCGGTTACATATCTCCGGACGCTTCGCGTGCCTGGATTCTTGCCCTCAAACTTTCAAGCGAATCTTCTTTATCCGCTTTGCCTCTTACGTCGCTTCGCGCTCCTTGTGCGGGAGCCTTCGCGCCATTTACCCGTTCGTTCGCTTCGGCTTTCTTCGCCGCTAACTTCTTAGACGGCTTCGCATTAACTGCGTCATAGCCTATCTTCAGCATCAGCAACGCTTCCCGCGTCGGGTACCTGCCTTGCTTGCGTTCTTGCGCCAGCGTATTTTCAACCCATTCGCTATGCTTTGCATAAATCGGACTTTTCGCTGCCTTCATGGCATAAGCCGATTTATCCGCACTATCCGCAAGCATAAACTGCGTCTGCTGCTGTCCTTGCTGCAGTCGCTGAATAGTTTCATCCTGCTCAAAAACCCGGCGTTCGACCGGATCCATAAGAGCAATTTTTTCTGCGCGGATACGAGCAGCTTCACCGCTATCGCCGCGTTCAACAGGCCGTTCTTTTAAAAGCCTGTTTTCAGTTTCTAATGCTATGGCACGTTCACGCTCTCTGCGCGCTTCATTTGCAAGACGCTGCACCCGGGTTTCCCCACGTTTAGGTGCTGGATCGACGTCATCTGCGCCCTCGTCATCTGAACCGGCTGCATCATCTGCACCCTCGTCATCTGAACCGGCTGCATCATCTGCATCCTCGTCATCTGAACCGGCTGCATCATCTGCACCCTCGTCATCTGAACCGGCTGCATCGTCGACGTCAACACCCGTATCATTTTCCGGCGCAAAAAATTTCTTGCCGTAAAAGCGTAGCAAATGCTCGTTCATAGCTTAGTCCCCGTCTCTATGACCAGTAACGCTGGTCGGTCGTGGATGAATAACGTTCATCAGTCGCTTAACCATATTATCGTATTGATTTTTTATATCAAGCACTTTTTCGCGGCATAGCCATTGGCATCTGATCTTTATGAACTGCGCCGGGAGGGTTCTGGCCGCCGGGAGGGGCTTGCACCTGCGCACCTGGCCGCGGGCCGCCTGCTCCACCTTGCGGCTGCCCACCCATCGCTTGCGCAGCTTTCATTTTCATAGCTTTGATATGCTCCAAAATATGCCCCTTAACCATACGTATGATATTGCTGGCTTCGGTTATTTCCGGCGAAAGCTGTAATGCTTTTTCGAAATGTTCAAAATGGCTTTTTATATGTTCTTGGTCGTTATCCATCTCGTGCACTTGCACAGGGAATTCGTTTTCCAATAGACGATTTTCCATTTCCGGATTTATCGTCATCTGATGCCGCTGGTCTACCAGCGTATAAGGGGCGATGCGCGGGCCGCATGTGACCTCCGTGATGTATTCAAGCAATGGCCCGATATCAACCTTGCGCCCGCCAAGCTGCTGCGGTGGGAGCTTCGTAAGCACGTTCATCCACGAAATCATGCCCTGCACCTGCTGCTGCGCCTTGAACCCCTCCGTACCGTACCAGCGGAATTCGTAACGCTCCCGAGTCTGAAATGGTCCGACCTGATCCATCGTAGCTTGTAACCCGAACTGCCCGAACTTTTTTACTGTAAGTGCTTCCGTACGATACTGATAATCAAGTTCATAAAACCATTCAAGCAGTTCGGAAAATACGCCTTCCTGAATAAGCGTCACGTTATCCGATGCACTTTCCAAAGCTACCTGCTGCTCCTGCGCAATCTGTGCTTGCGATGGTTTTTTACCAGCATTACCGTGTGGAATCATTGCTGGGTTCACGCCGAGCGATTGGAATATTTGATCCTTGCACGCGCCGATAATCTGAAAGGCGTCCTTCCATAGAGCAGGAAATTCCGCAAATTTTGTACTATTCGGATCGACCATCCATATCGATGCCATGGCTAATACCATTGAACCGGCGCGCGGATTCTTTTCGGGGTCTGTCATGACGATAGGCAGCAACGCATACTGTGCAGAATCAAAACCTTCGTTTGCTACATCGTTCGCTTGGTATTGGAGCGTAGCCACCGGCATCACTTGGCTCGACCCCCAGGTTATATCCGGGTTCTGCTCCGCTGGCTGGAAAATAACCGGGATACGGTCACACCAGTACGGATTGCGCTTGCAAGCCAGCGTCAGCCCTGGCCCACCGAAATATGTCTGCATCAGCCGCGTCTCGCCACGAATCTTCATCTTACTCCAAACCTTGAATATCCGCGCCGTCTTATTGCCCTTACTATCTAACCGCAGCCCCGCAGCGGTTGCAGCTTGCTTACCCGTTTCTGGTAGTGGAGCGGATACGCTACTGCTCATATTTTTAAGCAATTCCTGCCCAGCCTTCTTCTCGAAGATGCCATCCTTGATGTATTTTTTTATCTTGCTCTTGCTAAAATTCAATATGATGCCCACCACATCCGCGTCTTTTATTTTGCTTACCGTCGCGGGCAGGATAACCAGATTGCGCGGATCGAGCACCTGCACGCCGGGGTAAGCCTCAGTCACTTCTTCATGTTCAATATCGTCGTATTCCGGCGAACCTTCGACCGGCGAACCTTCTGCTTCCACTTCAGCGACTTTTTTCTTACTGGTGATATTACGAGTATGCTCACACCATTCAACATGCAAAGCATAATTTCCAGCGATATCGCCGGTGCGCACCATCGCAGGAGCTACTTTCTCACGCAACTCAGCCTTACGCACATAATCATCTAAAAGTGCAATCATGTCATACGGCACTTTACCGTCATGTCCCACCACATCAGCATAACGTCCTGTCAATGGGAAAAGCATGTTGACAAAACGCGTCTCACGCGCCGTAATTGCATCGCGTACAATCGGCACATAAACTTTTGAGTTTCCTACGTAAGTTTGATTTTCATTAAGCTGGCAATGGTAA